CTTGTTGAAGCGCATCCTGGGGCGCATTTTCTCAGGAACTTCTAGGAGATAAGGGCAAGCTTCTTCGCTCGTCTCCTTATCCGGAATTGCTCCATATATTTGGAACAACCACCCTGCGATTAACTCGTAGGTATAGAAGTACGCATCCTCGTTATAAGAATTGGCATAACTTGTCCAACTCGCGAGGACTTCTGGGCTTCGGCGGTGAGACCATACGGTTCGAAGTCGAACCGGAGTGACATCGACACCTCTGTAGGCATCAACGCCACAGGACTCTCGAAAGAATCCAGTGGTATAACTCTTGGAATGATTGATCTTTAGACCAAACCATTCAAGAACTGTCATTGCGTGCGCGGCGTAACCGCTCTTGACAACAACATCATCGCCATACACCAAGATACCATCTCTGGTATCCGCATCGTCAGTTCCGACGTACAGGAGAACCCATACAATAAGTGCTAGAACGGGGAAGCAAACTGCTGACCCCATTGGCGCGAACTTACTGAGTTCAATCACCTTTCCGTCCGGTAACCGAGTAGTTAGAGACCTACAGCTTAACAGGGCGTTTACTACGTGCCCTGGGAAGAGTAGTTTCACAAGACCTACCGGAACGCGATCACTTGCCTCGTTGAGGTCTAGTGTCGCGTATTGCCCGTACCGGGAGCCAATTAAGGCTCCTTTCTGGTTCGGTCCCTGGTCTGTGAAGTGAACATTGTGCTTTGTTAAGGCATTTTGTTCAACATGTCGAACTATCGCTCGCATCAAACCCTGTTGAATCCACATATTACTATGTGACTCGCAAGAGATAATACGAGGACCGCGCGAGTCCTTCGGAACAAGAACAATCTTGGCCGAATCCTCACCCAACTCGATGGCAGACATGGCTTGAGGCCTGTCGCATAGATGACTCAATGATGCAAAGAAATAAGCATCAAGTGGGTACTGCTCGGTTAACCTTGCAGATACCTTCGTAAACGTCCACTTTTCCCAAAGCTTCTCTCCAGTGGAGAGGGCCCCGGGTCCATTGGACGGTTCGATGTCATCGGGATCGAATCGCTTGAAGAGCTGGAAGAGAACCTTCCGAGCCTTCTTGATCAACGTAGCACGCGAAATAGGACCAGCAAGATTCTTATCAAGCTGTAACCAACTTCGGCTATCGTTCGTATTTTCGATAAGCTGAGACATTTCGTCCCAAGCTTTCGACCAACATGCAACCTCGCGTTCAGTTTCTTCAAACTTCGCGAGAACTGTTGCTTCCGTCTCATGATCATAAGGGAGTTCGTATTTGTACGCAAAGTACAAGAACATCCTTAGTGACTTGATGCTCCTAACACAGGGGTCTGGTAAGACCCTACCCTTAGAGTCAAAGACTCTCACAAACAACTCTCCGAGCAGGAGAGGGATCTGCGTGTCCTCCTTGGTTTTGAAGCCAAGATCACGAGGACATATGGTAGACGCACCCGACAGCGCAGAGTCAACTGCTTTGCCAAGCGCGGGTAAGGCCTTCGTCAAGAAGGCAGGTCCTTCCATCACAACCCTACGAGATACCTTTTGGGCATCTCTATGGAGTGATTCAGGTGATATCACCTCACTGTGTAACGTTTGCACGTCACGCAGGATGGCAATAGCCAGATATAAGAGCTCTGGTGAGCTCACTGACTTAGCTTTTAAGGGATCCATATATATGATATCTCTCTAAGTACACAGCCATCTGCATGATTTCGGAACTAACGTAACAAACACCGTATCCACGACGAGTCTCACCTGGCTGGTGAGCCGTAATCGTAAACACGTAGCGTCATTAAGCCCCTCTAGCCAAGAGGGTAGGATGCCAGGTTATCAAACCTGACACCCCCTGACACTAACTACTCCAAGCCCCAGCTTTCGCTGAGGCCCTGATTAGTCGCTGAATTCGTGAACATCCCGGGTGGGATGCCGTTAGGATTCAGACGACCCTTCTCAATCGACAACTTGTCGAAAGAGCAACTAGCCACGAGCAAGACGATACCTATCGTCAATATCCCGATGGCAAGCGGAGCAATCTGCTTGTTGAGGATGCTCATCTTTTGCGATATCACCGTCCGGCCACACTAACCGAGCTTCACGATCCCCCCAGCACAACGCTGAGGAACTAAAGATCGCAAGGCACGGCATATGTGGGCAAGCCGATGATGCATTACGCTTTGTAGGCACTATTGTCTATAAAGTCGCGTTGATGAGCGCGGAGTCGCCGTTTCCGGATCCATCAAACAACACTGTAGTCGCCGCGCCAGTGGTGGCACAGAAACTGTCCAGCATTGCTGAGACATCCTTCACGTCGTCAAGGTCATCGAGCTCCCCTTTCGGGACTACGACCACCTTGTACGCACTACACCTCACAATCTTGCCAGACTTGCCGACGACATCCATGTCGACCCGGCACTGGCTACGTTGCGAGGCATTCGCACCGGACCCTGTCTCTTGATGGGCAACCTTCAAGATACAAGGCAGGGACGGATTCCACCCTTTTCGGGTGTATATGTGCGTTCTTCCTTCGATGGAGTAGTGATCGAATTCAACTTCGACACCGGCCCTATCCTTCACTTCGTTCGTTAGTAATGTAGATGGTAACATCTGCGTTATGTTAATTGGCAATAACCGGCCAATAAGCGGGTTTACTGTTGAATTATAGTCGTAAACTTGCAAAAGAACACAACAGTTGGTGATAAGCCAACCACTGCATCCTCCCACTAGTCGGCGACTGGCGATGCAACTTCGATGCCATCGCGCTACCACCCTTTATGTTTTGGGGCGTACGCGCGAATCGTCTTAGTAACCATGGAACGTGAGATCCAACCCCGTTAGGGATTGGCACGTTCTTGGTTCTGTACATTTCTTATTCTCTAACGCACTATTCTAGCTGCGCCGAGAGCCGATGCAAGACTGAACTCTTTCAAGTTCAGGCCGCTCGATTGAATCGAGCGTGCAAAGTTCGCTTCCCAAGGAAACCGGAAATACATTTCCTCCTTCGACGAACTTACGAGTGTTTCTCCCGATCCCCCACCAAACGTCGGATGAGCTAAGGCTGCAAGCTTTAGCTCCACCGTGCGTTCAATATGGGCCGAGATACAACACTTGGTCACGTGGACCATTGGTTCAATGTTACGGGTTCTGAAGTTGTCTAGCCATTGGCTCACGCCAAAGACCCAGTCAACAACAAAACTCCATGGCAAGGCATTCCAGATGATAGCGGGGGCCCAATTGACCCCTAGCGCATCCAGATAGCCAAGCGGAACTGCGTTCCGCCTCTGCCACTCGTCTAGTTTGTAAGAATAGTCGAGAGAAACACTGAACTTGGCATTTGCGTACGTGACTTCACGGCGTCCAACATACTGATTGACGACCCCCCAAGATGAGGGACCGTAACAGGTATAGGACTCCGATCCGCCGGTACACTCCGAGATGGGCACACTAAAGTGCACTCGTCTAGGTTTGCCCTCATCAGCAAGTAGTTTATCTACCGACTGACGAGCCCCGCGTATCGCTTTCTTCACAGATTCGATATCACGGGCTAATGGAGCGATTGCGAACGACCATTGAAGGTAGTTCTCAGCCGCTAATTTCACGATCTGCTTTAACGTCAAGCGCCTTTTAATGGCGGACACGAGCAACCTCTTTAAGGTCTCGGTCGGAAACACCGCATTAGCAAGTTTTTCTTGTATGCGAAGTATCCCTTTACGGGCGTTAAGCAACTCTCGGGCCATGGACTTAAAGTCCTTGAGCTCAATCAACGAATTGATCAAACTCAGTTCTGGCCGTATACCTGGGTAAAGTGCCGAAAGGCACCTTCCAGCGTACTGGTCCAACGGAATCCAAGCTCCACATCGACGTGATGTAGAGCCTCCATCAGTACCATAGAGACTAACAAGACCGCCAAAAGGCCTCTTGCTAGGACCGAAGTGTTCACCTGAGATACTCAACGAATCATACACTCCCCCGGGGTTTGTGTTGGTCCAAGACCACCACGCGCCACCTTCGGGTGTAGAGGCATTCGCAGAGATATAGCTAATAGGACCGTACCCGGCTAAACATGTGACTTTGTAATGCTCACATGATTTATCGGATCGGATTTTCGGATTATCATCCGAGTCGATTACTTCGTAGAGGCTTTGGTAAGCCGCGTCGTAACCGTCCCATGGACCATAAGTAGGTCCGCCATTATGCCCAACACCTATGTTGGAAATTGCATAAGGTCCGGCTTGTACATCTCGAGGTTCACGCCACATAACTATGGAAGGAGCAGACGTGCTCCACTGGACTCGCACCCACCAGGGTGCG